GCGGAGAATACACATAACTAGTGCGCACATACGGATACTCAGAGGAGCAGGATGGAGCTACAATAACATTGGAATGGAGATTCTCGTATACAGCTGGAGGGTGCCATACAATTGGTGGTGAGTAATCTCCATAATATCCACCGTGGGGGGGGAAAACAAGTAGACCTGTGTCTACACGTTCAGGAACGATTCCGCGTCTATTGATATACAATTTTTCACGTAATTCCCTCTTGGCCCACGGTGGCATGTTTGTGCTCTCGTTTACGGTTACCTCAGCTTGGTAACCATCATCGTCATCTTCTAAAATGACTGCTTTTCCCTCCTCCCTCACTCTAGGGATTTTAGCTGGGTTTTTCTTGAGAAACTGATCTCGTAATCGGTCAAATTCATCCTCCTTCTCAGCGTCACTGACACTGGGGCGCAACGGTTCTAAACCTGCGGAAAGGGGTTGGAGAAGTTCATCTTCATAAATACCAAAATCAGCTGCCATTCCAGAAAGATATTTCCGTTCGACAGTGTTCTCAATTGCAGTAGTTTCGGCAGCATTCCCAGAAGGAGCTAAACTACAACACAGCTCGCGACAAGTAGAGGCCTCGACGCAATGGAGGTGGGGTCTGGACTGGTTCTTACACCATTCAGGTTCAGCACAGATGACCGTCATCTTCTTCAAAATCCGTCGCTTGGCGGAATTTTGCTGACCCTTTTTCTTTCCCCTTCGGTTTTGAGCTTGATGTCGGTGATTGGGCAAATGACACTTGCCTAACTCACATCGCTGACACTCCAACTCAGGGGGATCTCTATTTCCCCCTTGCTCATGTGCAGTTACGGGTTTTTCTTTAACCCTCCACTGCTTCTTCCGTTTCTGAGTAGCACCAGGACCAGGATGTTCGGCTTCCCCGAAACGGGTGCCTTTTCCTTCTCCATGGTCTGTGCCATCAGAACCAGACGTTGCACAATCCTTTGATTCACAACTAAAGTCTACGCGTACTTCTAAAGCGGGGTCGACAAACCCGGGAACTAGCAAATAATCGTGCAGGATACACTTCCGTACCTGTTTGACCATCGCTTCCCTATCGACCGGTTGGTCTGGACTTCCTCCCCAAACTGTGAAGATTCCAGACTCCTGAATGGTGTCGAAAACACACATCTGTGCTTGCACCATATCTTCCAACCGATTCGGTCCCGGATGACTGGCTTCGCCAAACCGGTGCCCATTTGCAGCGTTCTTCTGGTTACGCTTGCGTTGGGACTTTTTGGGTTTTCGGGTAGATCGAACCCTACTCTTCCCTTTTGCCGTCTGCTCCCGCCTCAGACTGCTATGCAGGTTCTTCCTCCTGCGATTCTCGGCATGTTTCCGCTGTCTGGAATCATGGTGAGAACCTATCTCCTCAATCTCTGAGGTCTGAACCTTCCATTCGTCTTTGATGAAAGGTCGAGGACAATCGTTAAGCCTCGAAGTGGATGTCTTTTCCAAGAGTTTTTGATGATTGGCAAGTCTAATACAGTACCAGGTCGACTCAAACCATGGCACCGCCGGATTAATCGGATACCTTCCGTGTACGTGGATAGGCGGTTAGGATTTGGTTGGTAGGGCATCCTGTGTGTGGTGCACACCCCCTCCAATTACAGCGCAGATTGGACTATGAATTCACAGTAGAGTCCTCAAAGATAATGCTGACATGGGTGCAGTCGATAAGCTGTCTCTGATCAAGAGACTCATCGTGCTGACTTTTATATAACTCCGTTTCCAAAGGAGTCCGGTGTGTTCAGCTCTCGAAATAGAGGGTGAACGACATCACTTTCCTGAGCTGCAAAACTCAGGGTAAGATTAGGCAGTTAAATAACCGTACTGCTACTCAAGACTTGCAAGTGAGGGCTTAGTGATATGGCCTCATCTCCAAAGGAGCGTCTCTCCAGCCCTGTAAACAGGGTGATGGGCAATGCAAGTTGAATCTCAAATAGTTCCGGCTTGGAACCGCCAAAAATTGTAATATCGAACAACATATTTTGAAAGCTACGAACGGTATAAAAATTAAAACAAAAATAATATATACA